GGTTTAGGTAATGCAGGAGGAATAGCAGGTGCAAGACCGATGCTATTGATTGCATTAACATCAGCCTGGAACTTCTGCAACATAGCATCACGACGTGTAGCGATGCCTTGCATGTTAAGACTCAACCTAGATGCAGCAAGTTGTGCTCTAGACAGGTAGAAGGTATCATTAAGTTGTTCTAACTTCATGCCAATTTGAGAAGAAGTTAGTCCGAAGTTCTGCTCAGCATTCATTACATTCTGAATGATTTGAGAAGTAACCAAACCAGTCTCTGCAATAGCTGCAGCAGCTGCTTTCTCACCACCAACACCCATACCAGTTCTAGCTTGTGCTTCACCAGCTTGCTTCAAACCTTGAATATAAGCAGCTTGTTGATCGGCTTGTCCTGCTGCACCAGATTGTTGTCTAGCAACATCAGCAGATGCAAAGTCCAATTGAAGACCACGTTGAGCATATTGAAACTCCATCATGGTTGACTTCTCTTGGAAGTCTAATTGGATGTTTTGTTCTTGTTCCCACCTAGCAGTATCCTGCAGTGAGAAGTCTAAAGCAAGGTTGTTGAAGTCTAACTGTTGAGCCGCAGTTTTCTGCCTCAGAGCAAAGGCACGCTTCTCTTGGTTATAATCAAATGCCCTGATTCCCATCTGGTAACGCCAGGAATCCTTAGCTGTTTGATCACGATACTTGTACTCTTCTTTGAGATTCTGCTTTTGAATCCTAACTCCTTCATTGAAGAATTTACGATCACGTCGCAGGATCTGCATCTGGTATTGGCGATTAGCTCGCGCTTGTTCAGTACGCAACTCAGCTTCACGTTCAGCTGCTTCGTTTTGAGCTTGTTGCTGGGCATAGCCAGTGCCAAAATCAAGAACACTTTTAACGAATTGCCACGGCATTACTAAGCCCTCCTATAATAACGAGGTGAGTAGTTACCTTCCCAGGTCATACCATTAAGGGTAACAGGGAACGGTGACGTACTATTAATTTTAAGTTGGAAACTTGTGTTTCGTTGATGAATAGGCACAGTTACTACAGTATTTTGAACAAGGGGTGCATTAGTTTCAATGTAACGATCCGCTTCTTGCACTGACTGAATAGAACGCCACTCAGCTGATCCATACTTTTTAAGGTAAAAACGTACAATACCATTTAGACCTAAACTAAACTTCATTCTAGCGATTGTAAGATTAGCACTCCAATCCTTAGGTTGATTACCTGGAGTATAGAAGTAAGTAGGTAGCTCTACTTCATAAGTATACTCATAACCGATAGCTAGCTTATTTTCTTGCCCAGTCCAATCGCCAGGAATAGTCCAGTCAGTTGGATCAACATCCATAACAAAACCAGCATTAGGTTCATTAGTCTGTTCAGAGATGAATAACTTAGTTAAATCATTGATACTCTGAGGAGCAGATGTGGTAACTGCAGGGATGGTTACAGCCACAGGCTTTTTACCTGTAATGTGATTGTAAAGTGTAGGTAAAGTAGATCGTTTAGTTACAGCGTCATAAGTGATTGTCCCAGCATTAGATGCAGGGTACAGGAAATCAAGACGCACAGTAGGCATGGTAATGTTACCGAACGTTGGGAATCGACTACTGACTGGGTAAGGTGTTTGCACCATACTTACCATGCCAAGTTGGTAATCGGAGCCATTCTTAGTTACAAAGAACAGCACGTTCTGAATGATTTCCATGAACTGAATTGATCCAGGTAGATCCCATTTAAACCATGCCTGCATCAATTGTTGCTCACCATTGTTGTAAAACTTATACAAGTAGATACATTTAGAAGTATCGCTGTATGTTGCAAGCAGTGAGTTCTGTGGGTCAGTAGCTAACTTGACAACATCAACTGGTAGATATTCAGCAACCACTTGACTGATGTCTACAGTAGTTGGTGTCTCACTGCCACCTCTTGGTTGCATCCCAAAGATTTTAGAATACAAAGGTGTGCGTGATACAAAACTAACATAGTTACCCATATCCCGTACAGGAACATCTGGGGCACTTTCATACTGACCAATAGTACGAATGATAGAGTCAAATGGAGTTAGGTTACCACTTTCAGAGTAAAGCAAGAACTGTTCAAATTGACTAAACAGCACAAGACCTTGAGGACGAGATACAGCAGAGTGAAGTGTACCAACCCTAAAGCTAGATACATCAACGTCTACTGGATCAGCTGCTGTGATGGTCTGAGCACTAGTATAGAAGAAATTAGGGAAGTCCTTCGCCACACTCATAACAACTGAGTCTGGAGATAACAATGCTAATCTGTTACTATTTAATACACCATACTTAATTGTTTTTCCAACAAAAGAAGGTATAGGATTACCGTAATCATTACCACTAGATCTTGGTGCCCAAGTTTCTTGAGAAATAGTGAATACATTTGAGCTATCATTGAACAGCTTATACGGCATCGTGGTAGCATCAAAGCCAGCGCTAGCAGTTCTATTGACACCACCCTCTTCATCCCATCCTAGTGACTCTTGCCAGTAACCAGTACCAGAATCAGTGGTGGAACCAGCTACACCTTTAAATTGTACATAATAAGAATTACGCTCATCAATAGAGTTAATAATCTTTACACGACGACCATTTACAGTAGTAGAAGAAAGCCGGGATGCACTAGTAACTTCATCTTGATAAGCAGTTAATGCAAGCCCGCTATCACCTGCTTTTACTTCAAGAGTAAATGTGACGTTATCTGCACGAGTAATCTCCAAAGAGCTACCATACTTTGCAACAGTAAATCCAGTAGTACTACTACCAATGGCACTAGTTAATCCAGTTAGCACAGAATCTAGTGTATCACCTAAGGCAACAGTATGCGTACAAGCTGTACCATTCAAGTAAATAGTGTAAGTACCTTGCTCAATAAATGCAACAATAACTGTACCACGAATACCTAACTTATACTCAGACTTAGGCTGCATAGCAACAGTCTTTGTACTATTAATTAGATATGTCGTATCTAGAAAAGATACAGTATGAAAGCTATTGACAGCATTTACAGACGACAAGTAACTGATGACATCTGCATTACTTTTATTGTTAACAGTAGCTTCAGTCCAAACGTATTGACTTCCACTAAGAGTAGGAATAATATTCCATATCCTGATGTCCCCAGAATTAGTAATAACTCCAACGTAACTTTCAACGTTAGACCTATCTATACTAAACCAGTACCCGTTTTCTAATCCTGCAGCATTAGTAAGTGTAGTTAAAAATTGACTACCATTTCTTTTAACAAGACCGAAGGTAGGGTCTGGGTATCCATTAAGAATCTCAGATACTTGACCTGATGATTTTTTATTATCTTCTTGTGTGCTAATGCCGCCAAGAAATGTAGAGATTTGTTGAGTGATTGCTGCCATTACCACCTCTGAAGAGCTTTAAAGGGTTGGAACGATTGATAAGCCGAACCTTCCCTAGGTGTACCAAAGAACGAATAATCACCTTGATTACATTCATACTCTAAAGCCATAGCCCTACAGTATGCTTCTTTTTGTTGAAGAATTTGAAATTGATTACCATCCCCTACAATTCGACTGGAGACAACAGCTGCAGCACGTGAAACAATGTAGTCTTGAATAGGAGCAGGTAGGTCAGTCCAGGGTCGCCACCAAGTAATATCAAAGTAAATTGTGTCTCCCCAAATATCAGTATGAGCACGACGATCATAAAGATAATTACCCTTCTTTACCACATCAATATAAGCATAAGCTGTGTATTGAGGGTTATTAGAAATATCTACTTGAAGAGCATTGATTGGGTATTCAATTTTACTGTCTGTATTAGGAGATAACGGGAAGTCATACTCCTTATTAAATGTCCATCCTTCTGCCTGCACTTCCCTAGATACTTCCTGAAAAGTATCATAAGCAATCGCAACGTCCGGGTTGGTTACTATGGTCACAGTAGAACCATCAGCACGTTCTACAGTTTCAGTTTCCAGGGTGGTGACAGGCGCTTGACCAACTGACGCCAAAATTTGATTGATAGCTTGCAGCTCGGTCTTAGAGCCAGTTGAAGGATACGTCATAACAATAGTGTTATTTAAACAAATAAAAAAAAGGGAGACCGAAGCCTCCCCGTAAAATCAGACGTTAGAGATGTTGCACTCAACGCCAGCATATGCAGTACGCAGACCCTTGGTGGTCGAAGCCACAGCAGAGTCAGCAACAGCACTGCCATAACCCTTGCGGGTCTTAGCAACAGAGATACGCACAGCGTCAGTAATGCAGACGCCGTTATCTCCTTTAGCGACAGAAGCAGCCATAATGTTTTACCTCCTAATTATCAGGAACGAGCCGACTGCAGCTCAATAGCAGCAGCGGGGTTCAGAGTACCAGCACCCATGGCCAGACGACCAACGATGATGTCACCCTGATACATGGTACGAACATCAGAACCAGTGGTTTGCACTTGAGGACCAATAGCCTCAACCACGCCCACAGCATCCTTTTGATAGATCAGACCGCAGCTGGTAGAGAAGTCACCAGAGTAATCGTTGTTCTCACCATTCACAGAAGCCACAGCACCAGCCAGGAAGGGCAGGTTGTTGGAACGCTTGATGGAGATACCA